CCAGAGATGATTGACTGCATTGTTGCAGGAATACAACAAGAAGAGTCTGACCAAGAAACGTACGCCAATGAAGTACAAGACGCTGCGAATCTTGGTTACTGCGAACTTTTCGAGTTCAAGTGTGCTGGAAACAGAACTTGCTCTGCTTGGTTAAGTGGTGGACCAATCACTCAAAAGCTGACTCAGAAGCAAAAGCAGATGCTGAGAATTGCCAAACACGAAGCAATGAAAGGGATGGAATATGAAGATGACTCCGAAGGGCCAGAAGAAGGTAGCTAAAGTGATGTCCGAATGGGGCAAAGGAAAGCTCCACTCTGGCAGCAAAAAAGGACCGGTTGTTAAGAGCCAATCCCAGGCAGTTGCGATTGCAATGAGCGAAGCTCGCAAGGCGATGAAAAAGAAATGACTGCCGCCTGGACCAGAAAAGAGGGAAAGAATCCAAAGGGTGGCCTCAATGAAAAAGGCCGTAAGTCTTATGAAAGACAGAACCCTGGTTCTAACTTGAAGGCTCCTGTAAAGAGTGGAGACAACCCAAGAAGGGCATCTTTTCTGGCAAGGATGGGGAATATGCCTGGTCCAGAATACAAGGATGGAGAGCCAACAAGACTCCTGTTGAGCCTAAAGGCTTGGGGAGCAAACAGCAAGGCAGATGCTAAAGCAAAGGCTAAAGCAATCAGCGCGAGAAATAAAAAATGAGTCTACTAGAAGACGAAATTAAGCCAACACCAAGGAATTACATACTTGGTTTATTGGCTGATGCAGCACAAAGGGCAAATGAGACGGTAAGCCGTCCTGCTGGATACGACAATCCGCCTGGCCGAATTCTGATGAGTCTTCTTGGTGTTCCTGCAATTGCTCAGACTCTTGATAGATTGTCTTATGGAGAGCCATTGACCACTGGCAGAGGAATGACAACAAAAGTCAGACCAGAAGCAATGGAAGCAGCAATGGCAATTGCTCCTGGAGTTGGGCCAGCAACAAAAGCAACTGCTAAAGCAGCTAAAGCCGCTGCAAAAGAACTTGGACCAAAAGCCGCAGACATTGCAGAGCGGTACATGATGGAACAGGGGTTAGCCAAGCCAATGATTGTTTGGCATGGAAGCCCACATAAGTTTAAGAAGTTCGACCCCTCAAAGATTGGGACGGGTGAGGGTGCTCAAGCGTATGGGCATGGGTTGTATTTGGCTGAGTCTCCTGACGTAGCCAAGGCATATCAGCCGCGTGACCCCAATCTAGAGCAAAGAATCATGCAGCGGTATTCGCAAGCGGAAAAGGCAAAAGATTACCCGGCGATGCAGGTGTATGAGGATTACCTGCTGCACAAAACTCCAATGGACGTTGAGCAGGGATTGAAAGAGGCGGGCTTTGAAGGAAAAGACCTCGCGTCAGCGTTAAGAGCGCACAACATTGCAAAGAGGGAATACTTCAATCAGCGCGCTGGTTCCCTCTACAAAGTTGACTTGCCCGACGAGCAAATTGCAAAGATGCTTGATTGGGATAAGCCGCTGAGTGAACAAACGGAATATGTGCGCAAAGCATTGGAGGCGCTTGGATACAAGTACGACAAAGCTGCTTCTAATGCGTATTCTGACGCTCTACTGTCAGCGCTTGAGGGAGACGCAACTTTGGCATTGCCAAAAATGCCTCGCAACCCACAAGGTTCTGAGATTGCTCGCGGACAGGGAATTTTCGACGCTCCAAAAGACAAAGTTATTGCAGAAAAATTGCGTCAAGCAGGTATCCCTGGCATCCGCTATCTTGACCAAGGCTCACGCGGTGCAGGTCAAGGCACCAGCAACTTTGTAGTGTTTCCTGGAGAAGAAGAGTTGCTTAAAATCCTTGAGCGCAACGGGATACCAATAGAGTCACTACTGTAAACTTAAAGAGTAATTGCTATAAACTTAAGCCCGATGGCCCGAAAGGAGTCGGAAACATGAATAAACAATCCTTAAATAATCGAGGAAGACCAAAAGGCTCACCAAATAGGGCTACGGCAGACGTACGGGCCGCTATAGCCACTTTTGCAGAGGGTAACGCACACAAGCTCCAGGAATGGCTTGATCGCGTTGCAGAGGGTTCTGAGGGCATTAGGCCAGATCCTGCAAAAGCCGCAGATTTGTATCTGAGGGCAATTGAGTACCACATTCCAAAGCTGGCTAGAACTGAAGTCAGTGGTGCTAATGGCGAGCCTATCAAGCAGGTGATTACTTGGGCCAAGTAAACGAGATCGTAATTCCGTATAGCCCAAGAACACCGCAGTTAGCAATACACAGTGCTCTTGACCACAATAGATTCGTTGTTGTCGTTGCCCACAGACGGATGGGAAAGACTGTATCGGCCCTGAATCATCTGATTAAAGCCGCAGTCGAGAACGAGAAAGAGGCTCCAAGATACGCTTACATAGCTCCGACCTACACTCAAGCAAAGAGAGTGGCTTGGGACTATTTGCTTAAGTACACAGCTCCATTAAGCGCAACAGCAAACCACTCTGAACTAAGGGTGGACTTCTGGGGGCGCAGGATAAGTCTGTATGGATCTGACAACTTTGACTCACTTCGGGGCCAATACTTTGATGGTGTTGTCCTGGATGAGATTGGAGACCAAGACCCAAGAATCTGGAACGAGATCATTCGTCCATCACTTGCTGATAGACAAGGCTGGGCGCTGTTTATTGGAACTCCCAAAGGGGCGAACCACTTTAAGGATTTAAGAGACAGGGCTGGAGAAGAACCTGGCTGGGCATCACTAGAGTTCAAAGCCTCTCAGACGCAGTTAATCCCGCATGAGGAATTGGTTGCTGCAAAGAGGGAGATGGGTGAAGACAAGTACCAGCAAGAGTTTGAGTGTTCTTTCAATGCTGCTGTGGAGGGTGCTTATTACGCAACCTTCCTCAATGAGTTGGAAGAAAAACAACGGATGGTTGAGATTGAAAGAGACGATCTCACAAAGACATTCACGGCCTGGGACTTAGGAGTTGGTGACTCAACAGCAATCTGGGTGCTTCAGGCTGCTGGGCAAGAATATAGAGTCATGGACTTCGTGGAAAATCACGGTGTTGGACTCGATTGGTACGTAAACTGGATTAAAGAAAACAAGTGGCACACTGCCGAGCACATCCTTCCTCATGACGTTGAGGTTAGGGAACTCGGAACTGGACGCAGCAGAAAAGAAATGCTGCAAGAAGCAGGACTTAGCATTACTGTCGCACCAAGACTGTCTGTTGCTGATGGCATTCAGTCA